CCAAGACTGCCCGGAGCTAATGCAGACCAAGATCAGTATGTAGCTTTAAACGGCAAGGCATACATAATAAAGCGCGGTACTGAGGTAGAGATACCGGAAGCGGTTGCGGAGATATTAAAACATTCAGAATATGCCGAAGATATAGCGGCTATATATGCAGAATCTCAGGCGTTTAAAGAATAAATTAAGGCGTATTTTGAATACGCCTATTGTTTTAAGGAGTGTTTCACATGACTGTTAGGGAAGCTATAGAAAAGGTAACAGCCTTAAATAAACATAATTTTGAAAAAAAGACACTTGTCGACTGGCTTTCCGATGTTGACGGACAGATGAAGGAAGAACTGTTTGATAATTATATCCTTGAACAAGAACTTGATTACAAACGTTATGACGCCGATGATGATATGGATACTGAACTTTTAGTTCCTGATCCGTACAGCGAGCTTTATATTTATTATCTTTTAATGCAGATCAATTATTTTTCTGAAGAAACCGCGAGGTATAATAACGCAGCGGAAATATTTAACGGCCTTTCAAATACGTTTAGATGTAAATTTGCACGTACTCACAATGTTAAAAACCGCAATGATATAAACTGGAGGTAAACTATGTATTATTCATCCGCTGGAGGGTTGAATACCTCGCAAAGCACCATAGAAGAATTTCTCGGCTATAACCATAATAGAAGGATAAGCTATAACGAATTTTATGACATGCAAAATATGACCGGCGAATATTATCCTTTGGCCGCAACAAGGAAAAGACGCGGTTATGTAAAAAAGCTCACTAATCCACAGGGACTTATTAACCGCGGTAAACTTTGTTATGTAGATGGGAACGACTTTTATATTAACGGCGAGGCCGTGCCTGGTTTAATATTATCCACACTTCCCGACGATTGCCCTAAACAGCTTGTATCTACGGGAAGCTATGTTTGCATATTCCCTGATAAAAAGTATGTAAATACAGAGGATATAAGCGATTATGGCGGCATGGAAGCGGAATATGCGGCTTCTGACAGTACATCAGTAACCTATATTCCATGCAAAATTAATGGAGAAGAAATAAATCCTGTAATATCTGACAATCCGCCATCTGATCCTGACAATGGTACTTACTGGCTTGACACTTCCGGCGACGATCATATTTTATGGGTTTGGAGTTCACCAACGGAGATGTGGGTATCTGTTGCTACGTCTTATGTAAAAATAAGCGCAGGAGGCATCGGCGTTCCGTTCGAAGAAGATGATGCCGTTACAATATCAGGCAGCGGGGTAGAAGATATCGAAGGCGATTTCGTAGTTTATGACAAAGGCGATAATTATATAGTTATCGGTGGATTGATAGACCAGTCTAAAACCGTTCAGGGAGGCCTTAAAGTGGCTCGCAGAGTTCCGCTAATGGACTTTGTTGTTGAATGCAACAACAGGCTGTGGGGCTGCCATTACGGCCCTACTGAAGATGGCGTAGTAAATGAAATCTATTCTTCAAAATTAGGTGATTTTAAAAACTGGCGTTATTTTTCTGGCACGTCCATTGATTCATATACTGCATCTTTAGGGAGTGACGGCGCTTTCACCGGCGCCGTATCATATCAGAATACCGTTGTATTTTTTAAAGAGTTTTATATACATCATGTTTATGGCAGCTTGCCGGAAAACTTTTCTATAACATCCTTTAGCTGTAACGGTGTGCAAAAGGGGTGTTCTGAAAGCGTAAGGGTAGTTGACGGAGATGTTTTATATAAAGGTGTTGACGGTTTTTATGGCTATAACGGTCAGCTTCCGGGATCGATATCATATAACCTCGGAGAAGAAACATTTTACGAAGCAAAGGCGGGCGTTCTTGACGGTAGATATTACACGGCGGTCAAGAATGCTAAAGGTGAAAATAAACTTTTTGTATATAACAGGCGCACAGGCCTTTGGCATAAAGAGGACAATTTAATTGTTAAATGGTTTTGTACAGTTGGCAATGAACTTTATATTGTTGACGGTGATAACAATCTGATCGCAGTTACAGGCAGCGAGGGCGAACTTGAAAGGCCTGTTAACTGGATGATAGAATTACCCGATATAGGATATAGTACACCCGATAAAAATTATGTAGAAAAGGTCTATATACGGCTTGAAATGGAGAGGGATACATTTGCCCGCATTTTTATTCAATACGATAAAAACGGCAACTGGGAGCATGTAGACGATATTAACGACGGCAATCTAAAAAGTGTGGAAATTCCGATAACGCCGCGAAGATGTGAATTTTTTCGATTTAAACTAACCGGCAAAGGCGACTGTAAGGTTTACAGTATAATAATTAACAACAAAAAGGGAAGTGCGAAATAATGATTTATTTATTACCGCCTAACCGTCCTTTATACTGTTTGGAACATAATAACAGAAATATACCTGCATCGACTCAACTCAGCGAGATTTGGAAAACGCTTGGCGATTATCAGCGCATTATAAACCTCAATCTCGGCGAGCTTACGCCGGCCGGTATCACAAAAGGTATTGCTAATGCCGTAAACGCAGCTTCCGGCAAGTCTATTTATACGCCAAACAATAAAAACAACTTTGAGGCAACGGCACTTGCCATAAAATCTAATATAATTAAAACCGCTGATATTGTTGTACGTGATTCTAAAACTTTTGCCTCTACTTTAGCAGGGAACAGGACATTCATCAGCGAATTTGGACGGCTGTTTGGAAGTGCTACACTTAATATAGAGGGTACTCCAGTTGGTATTCGTCAGCTTTACACATGGCATGAAACGCTTGAATCAGATTTTGGCAGCTATGTCGCAAATTCTCAACAATATATTAAAGACGGTCTATTAGGCTTTGATGGCATTTCTCCTATATATGGCATTGAAGTAGGTATAATTTCAGAAACAATAAAAATAATCGACGAAGATGGGCAGGAACAGACGATTCATATAGCAAGCCCCATAAAAACACGTATCACACCTGCAGAGTGGAGCCTTTGGCGAAATGATGTGAAAATATGCTACACAAACGAAAACGATATTTATTTCCCATCTGCACACATAACAGGCGGGTCGATATCTATAGGCGATCATTTCACCGTCAATAATCAAGGACAGATGACCGCCTCAAGCGTTGATTTAACAGGCAAAATTACTTCAAGACAGGGCAATATAGGCGGTTGGAGCATAGGCGGTGCCGGAATCAGTAAATCATTTACTAAAAATGGTACTAACTATTATGTAGGGTTAAATTCCGACCCTTCCGATTCAACTTCGTCAGCAATTCTTATAACTGCCGGAGGGGACACCATGCTTCGAGCAGAATACGGTGGTTATTTGTTCGCCAAAAATGCCGACATCGAAGGCGTTATTAAATCAACGCAAGGCAACATAGCCGGATGGAATATAAATCAAAATGCACTGCAAAAAGAAATCACTATCGGTTCTGATACATATACCGTTACACTTCGCGCTGGCGGTAATATAGCAAGCGATACAGCGGCAATTCTTGTACAGAAAAATGGGCAGCACCAGTTTTATGTTACTTACGGCGGTACCACTTATGCCAAAAATGCAACTATAGAGGGAACACTTAAGGCTGGATCAATTATTGAAACAAGTTCAGGAACCGAAGGCGGTTCGGATGCGTTAGTATCTAAAATAGGTACTGTAGAGGTTTGGCCGTATAATACAGGAAGTACCTACGGAGGCACAAAATTCACTAATAAAAGTTCTTTGGATAGTGAATCATATATAGCGTTATGCCATAATTTATCTTATATGGGTGCTATGCAAAATAATTCGTCAGGATCACCTTTAACGTATGCGAGTGTCACAACACGTAGTGATGGAATAGGACGTCTATCCGGTACATGGTCTTATGATGTAGGTTCAAGTGGTGATTTATCGGATAAAAAGAAAAAGAATTCAATCACAGATATGTCGGATAAGTATTCTATACTTTTTGACAATTTGCGTCCAAGATGTTTTAAATACAATGAAGGAACTTCTGGGCGGATACATACAGGTTTTATAGCGCAAGAAGTGGAGGAAGCAGTTGAAAAGGCAGGGTTGACATCTCAAGACGCAGCTTTGGTGATGGATATAGCCGATATGGATAACGACGGAAATTATACCGGTGAATCTACTAAAAGTTTAAGATATACTGAAATAATCGCTTTGCTGACAAAAGAACTTCAGAGCGTAAAAAAACAGCTTGCTGAACTCAAGCAAGCTGTGGAAATTAATAATAAATGATATTATTTGGTTTTGCAGATTCCAGATTGTCAATTATTTCAACATTATATGGAATTTCAATTTTAAAATCTTCAATTTTTAAAACATATTTAAAGCGATGGTTAAGATCATCTATAATTGAATATTTAATTTTGCTTACTTTTTTCCCTTCAAAAGTATTTGGAATAATGACTTTATTATTATTATAATATGTTGTTAAAATATAAACTAATGTAATAGTATTATCATCGTTTATATCATATTTAAATGAACTTGCGTTTAAATTATATGTTATGGTGACAGTGCTGTTTTTTCCCATAATATTACCGCTTTTTACATCCTGTTCAAGAACTTTTAAATCTTCTTCATAAGCGCCGATTTCAGGGCCTATCCAGGTAGCATATTTTATCTTTAATTCTGCCTTTAAACCAGCGTCTTCCAAAACCTTAACAGCTTCATCTTTATTCATATCAACAACATTCGGGACAACTACCGTTTCATTGTTTTGTTCGGTAGTTGTTCTATTTCCATCAGACCCAGAATTATTAGATGCTCCAGTATTTGATGTTGTATCATCGCCACAGCTAGCAAGGTTAAAAATCAATGCAAAAACCGCAAACAAAGTAATTATCTTTTTCATAAATTCCACCTTCCTTCGATTTATTATATTATAAGTGCATTTAAATGTAAATAATTTTCACATTATTTTTTATTTTAAAACAAAATAATTTTGCAAAAATCAAAACAGCCTGCTGATATAGCAGGCTGTTGCGTTTAAAAAGCTTTTTATTTTGAGGCTGGGATGACTGCCAAATCACAGTCAAGAGCGGCAGCAACCTTTAAAAGTGTATCGAGCTGCGGTGTTGCTTTTTTTCTTTCTAAACGAGCTATGATGGACTGGGTTAGGTTTGCGGCTTTCGCTAAATCTTTTTGAGTCATGCCTTTATTATGCCGTTCATCTATAAGCTTATCAATAATTATATCGCAGCTCTCAGGCATTAAATACATCTCCTACGGATTTCCCATTTTTATAAAGGTATTCTGGGGCAATGTCAATATCGCCGTTATTCCAAACAGTAACCCCATAATCAATATAAACAGAATTAAAAACG